GAGCAGGTTCAACCACTTGAAAGTGAAACCCATCAATTGATTGATTTTCCCATCAGTAAGGGCCTTCACGCTGTTGTAATCGGTAGATTTCACTTCGGTCGTGGTCAAGAGATTTGTTTTCTGCTGGGCAGAGGCAATGATAAATCTTTCAATCTCCGGATCCACATCGGCTGTTTCCAGCATCTCGCTTGCCAGCAAGATTTTCCCAAGCGTAAGTCCAACGTTGCTGTGAGCAATTTTTTGTGAAGCGGGTAAAACGACTTCCGTAGTTCCGGTTTTCCCTGACCATGCGGATCCACCAAGGGCTGCAATGATGATTCGGTCCTTGGCCCGGTTCATTGCCATCTTGGCGGTCTGTTGATAAGGTCCTTTGGGATCGACCAACATTCTTGCAGCATCGGCTCTGTCAAGTAGGGTTGCCCAGACCTTTGGGGCTGCTGTTGATCTGCGTCTGCTGTGATCGACTTCGATATTTGGGGTATCACCGTGGCGGACTTCTAAATCAACCGCCTCTGTTGCGCCGATTCTTTCCCAGTAAAGGTATTCGCCTTCGATTTTTACGGGTGGGATCGTTGTTCCTTCAAGGCGAGAATCCTTTTGCTGACAAAGAATCCTCATCGTGTTCTGGTATTGATTAACCCGTGGGGTTTCAATTGTTTCAGCCATTGTAGTCCTCCTTTAAATTTGAACACTTGTAGCGTTCGAATTCGGAGAACTACCCGACCTTACGGATTCCCCTTGCCCTTCGCGGACCCTACGGTAGTCTTTCCTACTGTCAACTGGACTCTTTCGAGCTACCCAGTACTTTTAAAAATCACCAACTGATCGTATCAAGATCAATTTTTTCTCTGAAATGGTAAAAAAACTTTAAAAAATCTCCCTCGACCATCCAGCCAGAAATCAGTTTGTCTTTTGCGTCTGTCTGCAAGGCCTTTTCTTTTTCCGAGGGTCTTCCGGCTTTCCTTTTCAGTTTTATGATTACGTCATATCCATTGAAAACAACCCTGTCTTCGTTTCTGATGCTTCTGCGTTTCGCACTCACAAGACTTTCGAATTGATCCGGTAGAATGTCGTTAAATTTGAGATGGTCATCAATTTTCGGGAACTTTGGTTCGGGAATAATCGGTTTGACTTTCTCCCTTGGGGGTTTCCCCTTGTCAATTAATTCCCAGTCCTCACGGTCGATTGCTTCCGTCATCATTGGCATAAAAACCTCCGTTTATATCTTTCCTCCGAGTTTGGTAAGTTGCTCGTTAAGTTTGGTTAATTCTTCTACGGCTTCCTTGTGTCCGGCTTTGCTTACATCGTTCAGGGCATGATCCTTGTCGGTCATCATTGTCACTATCTTCTTTCTAACTTCATCAACCTGTGGGATCCCAACAAGTTCACCGCTTACCAATGCGTCTTCAATCAGGGGATCGCCTATCTCCGCAAATGCCTTGACAAATCTCACGCCAATCTCGGGGGGAATTTGCGAAAAGAGTTGATCCGCATCTGGACCAAGATATTTACCCCCAGCTCTTCTTGCGGCTTCCATGTGCCGGACATAGAGACCGGCCCATTCCTTTTTCAGACTGGTCCTGACTTCCTGAAACTTTTCCTGTTCTAACGCATCGGCTTCAGCCTGAAAATTCAGATACCAATCAAAGGCTGCCTGTGCCATTGACGGGGGCATTTGGGTTTTGTGGGCAAACTGCTTAAATGAGTTCAAAAGGGGTTCGTTGGGTTTAAATCCTTCTTCCTGGGGCAATTTAATTTCATATTTCTCTGGTGCTTCCGGTATTGCCTCGATGTCCCCTTCCGTTCTGAGATGGTTCATAAACCCATCAATCGCTTTTTTCCTTTCCTCCTTTTTTTCCTTCTCGGGAAGTCTTATCGGCTTTCCGAGCAACTTCTGAGAATCAATGAAACTCTTGGCCCATCCCTGGAAATCCTTGATCGGCTCAAAGGCCTTGTCTTTGCCTAATTCTCCCAGGCCTTCTCTTACCTTACCGAAGTCTGGAGTGGTTGCGACCGGAGCGGTCCTTGTAAAAACGGATCCGGCCGTATCTTCGGCCCGACTTCCCGTTGTCTGTGCTCCTTCGTCTGGCATAAAAATTACCTCCTATTCTTCTTTTTCTTCCTCTAATTCCATTTCGGCCATTCGTAGCCTCTCTTTTATTTTTAAAACCACGTTGTTCTCGCCAATCCTTACATGCGTGTGGTAAGGATCTCCCTTAACATGGCAATCGCCACCAAAAGATAAGTCCAAATCTTCAAGAACTCGTTTTCCAGCATCGGTATTGAATATTGATGCGTAGTCATGGACACGATCTATCTGTTCGCGATTAAGGAACTGTTTTTGTTGCACCTTCTTCACCTTTCCCTAATTCGCCAATGGCTTTAATTGCGGGCGTGACCTGCCCTATTCCACCGGCCAATCTTTCAAGGTCTTGTTTTTGTTTTTCGGCAGCCAATCGTTTCGCCCTTGCTTCCCGAATCGCGTTGACTTCTTCCTCGGAACGCATGACTTTTGATGGAGCTCCAACTGCTTCGCCTTCAAATCTCACCCCAGCGTCAACGTCAAGGTTGTCCATTGCCTGAGAGTCTGGAACAAGAGAAGCAATTTCGGCTGTAAATTTAAAGAGCTTTTGGGTTGCCTCAACTTCCTTTGCTCTTTGCATTCTTGCCAAGGGGCCCTCGTACTCTATGTCGATTTCCTTAATACCCATCCTTGCAAGGATCGGGGGCGGAGGAGGAAGTGCTCTTGCTCTCATCATGATTCCAAATTCTCTTTCGACAAGGCACTTGAGTAGTTCTATTTCAATCCGTCCAACGGCCGGACCCAAGAGTCTCTGCATAAGCTCGTATCTAACCAATACTTCGGCTTCTCTCATTTCACCCTTGTCTGGAAGATTCAGTTGATCGGAATAGAAGATTTGTTTGATTGACGTGCGAAGTTCTTCTTCTTTAATCTGAGAAACGTCGTACTTGATCTTGTGATCCATTACCCAGACTGAATCTTTGTCTCTTACGACATTCCTGCCGCCAGGATAAAGTTTGAGTTTGCCGATAACACCACCATCCTTTTCAAAGGTTGCTGGGTCCAAGTCTTTTGCCCAGGCCCTTAAACCAAACTCTTTAGCCTTATTGATTGTTTTTGTGTCTGGCAGAGCAATGTGACCCTGCCCTCTGCCGTAATCTTCGCCAGAGGTTTTTTTCAAACGTGGGACTATGTAGGGCAATTCATGATAACCGCCTTCGCTAATTAATTTTTTGTCTTGAAGATTTATGTAGTACGATACAAAGGGTAAATGGTTTTTTTCCTCTTTTGGAAAAACACAATGAAGAATGGACAGTTTATCTTCGGGATCTTTCTGGGCCTTGTCTTTTATTTTTTGATCTATCTCGTTGGGCCATTTTTTAACAACCGCCCCTAAACTCAATTCGAATTCCCTGAATAATGTATCGACGAACCCCTGGTGATTTTCTGCCGTACAATATTCAGAGTTCGCCAGCGCCTTGTAATAAAGTCCATTAAACCCGATCCTGGTAATGGGATTTTCTTCTAACAAAAAGCATCCTTGGCCAAAAGCCCCGAGATCCAGATAGACTTCCGGAATTTCCGCATAGAAATTCGATCTTTTTCTTGTGAAATGCTGTAATGTTGAACATTGTTCCAACCAATCCATGATCGGTTTGATGTGGTTCAGGCGATCATCCGCGAGCTTTAGATAAGCCCATATCATCGATGATGGGGTAATCGTTCCACACATTGAGGCCGCCAATTGGTCGTTTGAAAAAATGGCCGAAGAATCATAAATCTGTGTGGTTTGTTTTGCCCCAGGTGTCGGTTTATAACCAATGCCAACCCTGCCTGGGATAATATATTGAGCTATCTCTTCCCATAAGGGTTCATAGAGCTGGCGGTTTTCTTTGAGCTTCCCGCTTCGCTTGATTAGAAAATCAACGTCTTGCTGTCCAAGTGGCATTTTGTTTCTCCCCCAAAAAGAAAAGCCTCCTAACTCCTCGTACGAGTTGGAGGCTTTTTTTGCTCTCTTTTTGGGAAACCTGGTGATCAACCAGGATTTTTTATTTTAAAATTACAGAACCAAAAGTTATGAAATCAATCAATTTTCTATCTACTTCTTTTTGAACAATCCTTTCAATAGATCGAAGCCATTGTTTGACCTTTTTATCTTTCATTAATTTTTTATCTTTTAGTACAAGACCAAAGTGAACCATTTATCCTCCGAGTATCGATCTCCGATAAACGGGACCAGCGCCCAATTCTCCCTCTTCTTCCTCGCTGATGAGACTACGTCTGCGTTTCCTCTTCTGCTTTATCTGTTCCCTTGTCTGGTCTTTTTCCTTTTGCAAAGTAGGAGTCTCGGGCGGTTTTCCCAATCCAGCACCACCACCCCCAGCCTTGCCTTCTTCGGATGTAATCTCCGATGAAGGTTTTGTTCCCCCTGGCATTTGTTCTGCTGTGTAGAAACTTTCTGTTGGGGGAAGATTGGTCTCAAACCTTCCTTTCTCTGGATTAAATTGTGCCTCTGGAGCACCACCGGGATAACTTTCGTCAAAATCAAAAACTGCCGTAGATTCTCCTGCTTCTGCACCACCATTAACACCGGCCTCGCCCATCGTCCTCGCCTCCTTTGCTTCTCGCATTATTTTAGCTGTAACACTACCCATGATTAAGCATCCTATGATAAAAATTGCGATCCAGATTCTTCGCATAAAATCAGATTATTTCCCCCCTCCCCCAGATACTCAATTGCCGATTCTAATATTTCAATAGAATCTCTTGCCCTACCCAACAGACCATTACATCTCCAACACAATAAACCCCTAATTTTCCCCGTATCGTGATCATGATCTGTATCCAGCAATTTTTCTCGTGGTGGATTACCACAAATAGCACATACCCCATTCTGCTTAGTCAATAAAGAATTATATTGTTCAAGTGTTATTCCATATTTATGTTTAAGGTGAGCATTTCTTCTGTTTTCACGATAATAAGTTCTCACCTTCTCTTTATTCTTGTGATACCATACTAAAGCTTGACCATTAGCTTTGCTTTTTTGTTCAAGGGTCATCTTTGCCCAACGATTACGGATTCTTTTATCTGGATGTGCAGCACGCCATTTACGTTGATATTCTCTGTTTTCTTCTTTGGTATAATTTTGGGCCATTAATCCACTCCCGTTATCTTTTTTGCATTCTTGCTTGCCCAGAAGACCTGCTCACCCTTTTTCTTGCCATAACTGGCGCGCATAGATTTTTTAATCTTCTTTCCCTTCTTGGTCAACGGCATAGTCCGCTCCTTTTCAAATGTGATTTCGTGGTTATTCTACCCCTCAAAGACATTAAACTCCGTCTCGCTTTCCCGAATCCCATAATTGGGTTCAAGGGGACTAAAGTTGATCTCGGATTTTAACTCTCCTGAATTGCCCCGCCCCCGAGACCACTTCATTCCAGTCAGACTCATTCGATAAAGATTTTCCATGAAATGAAAATTTGGTTTCGGCTTCTCGTCGTCATCATAGGTCCATCTTTGAATTTCCCAGATGTGACCCTCATTCTCAATTTTATTCAGAAGGGAACGCAAGAAAAATAAAGTCGGCATTCCATTGGGACCCATGAGCATTTGTTCGACATTCAAGATCCCGGATGACTGATCCTTAGATCCTACGTTGAGAGTTATACCATGTCTCCAAAGTCTCTCTTTAATTATAGAAAACGCATCAGGAATATCGATACCCCTTTGCTTGAGATAATTTGTATCTCCTTTCGATAGAGGATCAATAAAGGCCTCTTCAAGCCTCCAGGCATGGCTCAATTTGGCTCTTATGATCGTATCTGCTGTGGCTTCATTCGTTAAATGCTTAAATTCCTCATCGATGACATAAATCCTGCCCTGCGGGTCGAAGGCATAATATGCAATCGCCTGGGGTTCCTTGGGATGCCAATCTATCATTGCCACAACCGGCCAATCGGTAGGAACATTAAAGAAATCAATCATGTGTTTGTTGAGATCAAACCCCGGCCAAATCAGACCAACAAGATTTAGCCACCCGCCCTGGATTCGGGCTATTTTTTCGTTTTCCTTCATCGATGCCTTAAAAATTCTTTTATAGTCTTCTGTTAAATAAGGATTCGCATCTTGCGGAATTTGGGTAACACTTGCATAGGCTGGGTCTGTATTACGAATTATGTCATCCAAAACCCAACTTGCTCTTACGGCTGTCATCGTAATTAAAAAAATTCCCATTCCACCTTTTTCCGGTGGCCTCCTTAGACCCCGAAGGTTCTCTATAAATTTGTCTCTATCAAATTCCTCGTCACCCCATATAATATCCCCCTCCCAACCTCCCTGGTCTTGGGTGGCCTGTTTATTCGTTATAAGTTGAATCTGAGAACCAGTTTTAAATTCAAAAGAATCATCAACACTTAAATTGTTTTTGGTTGTCTTGTATTGCCCAACCGGAAGCCATTCCTTTAATTTCGGCACAATAACCGTCGCAGCATGATCTTCCCAATTTGAACATAAAATCCTGCATTTAACGGGCCTCCGACCCCAAACTGTCTCCCGCTTATCCCACGGCTGAATCCCCAAACACGCCGAAGCGACAAGTACGGCACCTAATGTTGTTTTGCCTATTCCATTTCCACCAACAAGAGCAATTACTTTTTTACCTGCATGAATATACTCAAGAATCCGTTCCTGATAGGGCGGTTGCTCGCTATCCAATTCATGACACTGAGGACATTCCCAGGCAAGATTATTTCCTGCGTAAAGTCTCGCCCAATCATAAACCATTTTAGATTGACATTTCTTACATATCACCGTCCTTATCGGCTTGAAAAACTCAATCCTGTGCGTCTCCCGATACTTGTCAATCTCAGGCTGTCTCTCTAACTTCACCCTCTCCAACTCCCTAAACCTCTCAATCGCCTCCTCATCAGAAAAACGCTTTTGTGATTGTTCTCTCATTGTAAAAAATCCTTAAACAACGGAATGTCTTCAAATTTTTTAGATAAATTAATTACCGCAAAATTGTTTCGTTCTTTCGCATGTCTAGTTCTGTGGCAATTTGAACAAAGCAAAACACATTTGTCTATTTCACTTTTTATTAAATTCCAATCTCTTCCCCTTGAAATCATATCCGATACACCCTCATATCTTTTGGGAAAAATAACATGGTGAAAATCAAAAACATCAGCATTTCCTGAATTCGCCGTTATAAGCGTT